AAGGCAGAACTTGTATCACAAATCGAAGAACACTTTGGTATCGAACTTCCTACCTTAGTCAAAGCAGGTAAGCAAGACCTACAAAGATTGGTTGACACAATCTCACAATAATGTCGAGGAGTGATTACCCTAAGTAATCCGTTTTGAAAAGGGTATCTACTTTACAGAAGTGTCTACGGAAGCACACCTAAATAGGAAGTAGCAGGTTCGAGTCCTGACCTGTAAAGTATCTCTGCCCTTTTCAAAGCGAGGACCACGCTCCGTTCGTCTAGTGGTTAGGACACATGGTTTTCATCCATGCAACAGCAGTTCGACTCTGCTACGGAGTGCCAAGTTAGTAGGAAATAAATCAAATTTCTTCTTGACAAATCCTCTCAAAGTTGATATAATATATTATATTTTGAGAAAAAACAAAAGATGCCTTATGAGGCACCTTGTTGCAACTTTTCCCGCCCGATCCACAATGGATCGGTTTCCTTATTGTATCACGATGTCTTAAATTCGATCTCTTGCTTTACCTTTTCTTTAAGGCGCATCTCATGTATTTGCTCTTTGAGAGGCTCAAGGATCGCGAAGAGCTTTCTTTGCCCGCGCTCAAGAGAATCAATGCGACTGGAAAACGCATCCACAAGCTGATCACGATCTGCGTTGAGGCCGTTGATCACTTTCTCGAATTTGGTGCGGATCTCCTCTTCTTGCTTTTTGGCTTCGAACTGTGAAACTGCTTCGTTACGAATTTGCTGTAACTGATTATATTGCATAAAGAGTTTTTGTGCCTCTACGAAATCACTATCAGTCAGCTGTTGCCAATCCACATCTTTATATTGTTCCAACTGTTGGTCTAGTGATTCGATTTTCGCTACATCTTTAATTAACAAATTATTAAGTTGCTGCTGTTCAGCAAATGCTTTTTCTTGCGTTTTTAATTGCTGCTCTAACGCTTCTAAACTTTTACGCTGTTCTGCAACTTCTTGAGTTTTCTTAGTGTAGTCAAGTCCTTGTTGTGCTAATGCCACGACTTCGTCAATCGGTTTCTCGATTTCTTCACCATTAACTTTCAGTTTAATAGATTCAACAGGTTGTTCTTCCGAGTCCTCTTCCTCTACTTCTTCTTCTGTTTCTGGTTCTTCTTCTTCGGAATCTTCTACTTCTTCTTCAACGTCAGTAGGTTCTTCAGTTGCTTCGACTTCATCCTCAACAACTTCTTCTTCCTCAACCTCTTGTGGTTCTTCAAGATTTAACTCTTGTTGCTCTTCTTGAATATCACCAAGCATCGCTTCTAAGCGACTCTGTGGCGACTGTTCTACGACTTGGTCGACCATATTATTTCCTTTTAGTGGTTAATAAACTTATTTCAGGTCATTAACTTGTATTTGGGCCATCTTGCCTGTTTGCATGACCTCAGTTAATGCTCTTTGAATTTGGTTTAGTGTTTGCAGTGCGATAACCAAGCGATTGTGAGTAACGTCATCGCTCAAAGGACTGGTTTGCATTGCTTCTATAATGTTGTTTCTAACATGAGTGAAGGCTTCTTGGTATACTTCGCTATCTAATACCTTCTGAGCTTGTTCACCCTTCTTAATTTCTTCTAATGTCTTATCTACCATATTGTGCTTTTATCTCCGCAATAGCTAAATCTGTTTCTGCTTTTAACTGAGCTTTGAATTTCTCTAGTTCAGCTTGTGCAGCAATCTTCTCACGTTCTATTGTAACATCATTTTCAGAACGTGCCTGCTCTTGCTGTAGATTTGCTTGAGCTTTAGCTTGTGCGATTTGTAAGTCACCTTGGTTTTTCTCACGCTCAATTGCTAATTGACCTTGAATCAATTGCTCTTGAGGGTTAGGCATTTTCTGTGCACCTTGTGGATTATTGGTTGGATCTACCCAGAACTCATCAGGGTTCTTAAATCCTGCGTTCTGAGTTAATTTAGCTAATGCATTGTAGATTTTATCTTTGCTTGTTAGCCCAACTTGTAATGCTTTTTCTTGTAATTGTAAGATAGCGTTAAGATGCATTAATTGCTGATCTTTATTACCTGATCCTAATCCAACAGAGATAGATAAGTCTTTACGTTTCTTCCATTCTCTTGGATCAACTTCTACCCATTTGTTTCTTAATTTTACAATGTCAGGTTTAGTGACATTCTTTCTTACTAATCTATGAACAAGTAAAAATAAATCTTTAACACCTGTCTCTGCAAATGTTCTAGCTACTAACTCAAGTCTTTGTTGAGCAGCTGACATGATTTGTTGAACACCAGTTGCAGTTTTGTTTAATGAGTCAGAATCTAGGCCTTGATTGTATGCAGTAATACCAGTTCTTTTTTCTTTCATGTCGTCCATGTATTCCACCATCTGGAATGATGTTGGAGGGAATGGAGCATGCATCAGTGGTTGAATAGCAGCACCTGGTTCACCATTAACACGAACTACACCGCCTGGTCTAGATGTGAGCATGTCGTCTAAGTTTACACGGTCAGATATAGCATAACGACCATTATTAGATAGGTACATGTTATCTAATTGACCACGAATAAGAGTAGACTTAATCATTTGAATATCTTTGGTTAAGTCTGTGTAAGAGCGACCAACGTGTCTATGAGGCATGAGCATAGGAGTAAGACAAGCAAAAGGCACATGATCGCATGATTCATCTTTGTAGATAATTTGGTTACCAACACAAACATATCGCTTGCGTTCACCATTAATTTTTAGGTATGTATCTCTTACTAATACTTCGTCAGCTTCAACAGCTCTGTCGTATTGTTCTGAGTAAATATCACGAGCATTGGATTCTAATTCAAACTCGTCATTCTCTGCCATAATTTGTGTAATTTCATCTTCATCTACATCAAATGCTTCTGCTACTTCTGCAGGTGACATCAGTTCACGATGTTGAACAAATCTTGCTGTATTTAAGTCTGTACCGTAAGCATCAACAGACACCATGATATTTTCTGGAGCTACGTTTTTAATCTTGATAGAGCCATCTTTTTCTACAACTCTAATCTTAACGTCATGCAACATAGGCTGATCAAATTGTTGCATGGTTGCCATTTCCATACCTTCCATGCCATCCATCTCTACTGGTGTAGGTGGCTCAATTACTTGTGGAGGTGTTACTGGCATTGGCTCAACAGATGGGTCAGGATAAGATTCGTATTCTAAAATCTCAACATTGTCGTCTTGAGCTAACATGTCTAACTGTGCATCTGTTAGACCTTTGTATTCTTCTTCGTCTACGTCATCTTCTTCTTCGTAGTAAATCTTTACATAACCATTTTTAGAAAGTAATGCATCCTTAAACCATACATAGAAAGTCTCAAACCAATTGTTTTTTTCCATAACAATGTGATTGATATAATCTGTTTCTTGGTCTGCTGCTTCTTGATCTTCTGGTCCTTTAGGCTCAAATCTTACAACTTCGTCTCCACTGACAAAGACCTTAAGAAGCTGAGGTAGTGCTGACTCGATAGTGTCCTGGACATCGTAAGATACAACTTGAGAACGGCCTTCTTGTTCGTTACCGAATGGCTCGCCCAAATAAAAGTTGATAGCTTCTGCTCTTTCTGCAGACAGTTGAGAATCGTTTATGCCGTAAGCAATGTTCTCCTCATTATCTATCTTACTTAATATTTCTTCGTCTGTGAATTTCATTAAATGATTCCTAAATTAGAATATTGTATCTCTTGGTTATGCCATGATTCATTAGACATGTTTTCTAATGAGACCATAGTATATCTAAATGCATCTGCACCATGAGAATACTGATCATGCAATGGTGCTCCTGGCTCTTCTGTCGTTGAGCTAATTGCACGTCTATAATGCTTGAGACATTCTATTAACCGTTCTGTTGATTTATCAAAGTAACATCTATGAAAGTTCATTCTTGCTACCTTGATCCCTGATTCGACATCTAGTCGAGGAACAATCCTAACATCCCAGCCATGTTTTTGCATAATATCTTCTGCTGAAATGCCGTGTTTAAAATCTTTTGTTCTACCGTCATGCGGTAAGAACATCGTACCCCAGTTATATTGTAGGTCTTTTAACTGAGCTGAGTAACTATCTAGAGTTCTGTGATCATCTTCTATGTAGCCGATGATTCTCACATCTGATATTCCTTTTTGAACGAGGCAGATCGACATACTGTCATTCCAACCTAAATCCATGACCACATGGACCTTCATCATTGGATCATAAGGAACTAGAGTCACTCTTCCTTCTTCTTGTGCAGAGATGATTTCATTAGAATAGATAGCACCATCAACTGCTGACTTACATTCACCTTCCCAGATATTAGCATAATCATCTGAGGTCGCTTTGCTGTGCAAGCGTTCTGCATTTAGTACAGCAGGAAACCATGGATTATCAATCCAGTTTATTTTTACTACGGCTGCATTTTCTGGTGTATCAATTACAAATCTTTTGTAAGTGTCATCAGAATCTAAGTCAGGGTTAAAGCTAACCCATATCTCTGAACCTGGCTTCCTAATAGTTGGTATTAAAATATCCCACGATTTTTTAGATACTGTTTGGGCCTCTTCAACCCAGACAATGTCTACACCCTCATAAGACTTGATAGACTCTACAGTGTTAGTAGCAAGACCTGTAAAACTAAACTCAGTGCCATTGATACCTCTAATTGCAGTTTCAACCACCTCGTAAAACTGGCCAAGACCTAATGCTTGGATCTGGTCTTTAAGTAAGGTATGAACTGACTGTTTAATTGACTTCTGGATTTCCCTAGCACAAAGAATTCTCATCTTTTTCTCAGTGCCTTTCATGAGTAATGCTCTAGCAAAACCCCATGACTTTCCAGAACCTCTTCCACCGTAAGCTACTTTGTAACGGCTAGGCTCAAATAAAAACTTTAATTTACTCGGAAACTGGTTTGGCATCTACGAACTCAATCTTTAAGTTATTAGAAAGAGATCCATCTGAAGATACTATATCTGTTTGATTTTGTACTTTGCCTTCTAAACGATCTAACACCATATCAATAGCTTTTGTGTCTCCATCCTCAGCTTTTGCAACTAATGCTTCCATGATTCTTCTAGCACGTTTTGCATCATCTTGAGTAACAATTCGCTTGAGAGTATCTTTCAGTAACCTATTGCTTTTACTAGAATAATTATTGCCTTTGTTAACCTCTCTGGCTTTCTCTCTAGCTTCTTCTAATACTTTCTTTTGTGCTTCTGATCGTTCTTTCATATCGTAACTCCAAATGGG